TTTTTTTTTTCAAGCAGAAGACGGCATACGATATTGGTCAGTGACTGGAGTTCAGACGTGTGCTCTTCCGATCTTGTTATTAGTGTTCGAATTATTGTTGGTGTTATTATTGGTATTAGTCGATGTGCGATATGTAACCGCCAGAGTGTCCATTGAGTCGATAGTCTCAAACTGCAATGGTGTGACTGGATTGGTGTCGAGTTTGAAAGACTTAACTTCTAAGAAGTTGTCTGGGACTGCGGAGTATTCGGTAGTGATCGATGCAGTAGCACGCACGATCATCTGTCTGGTGCGTAGATTACGCTCAATCTGAGCCTCTGCCAGAGAGATAAAGTCAGGAATAGCAGTAGTCAGGTCTGAGCGATTAAGCCAGTCCCCGACCGAAGTCTTCAGTTCAGCATAGGTTGTTAACGCCATCTTCAGCCTTTTCTGCTTTCTCAAGATCACGCATCACCCAAGTGTGATCGTGCTTGAATTCAAATGTCCCAATGTGTCCGATTTCCTTCGACACATCGTGGTCAATGTAGATTTTAAAGCCAGCAGCCTGTGCTTTACGGCAAAAGAATACATCCTCTCCAACATACCCACGCTTGTCGGTACGCCAAGGAGTCTCGAACCAAGGTTCACTCAAAGCCTCAAAGACCTTGCGCTTGATGAGCATAACTCCCATGCCAATCGATCCTACTTCCTCGATTCCTGTGGAGTCTGGCATTGTGTAGACCAGTACGCGCTCACCGTTCTCGTCATAACGCTGTGCAGTTGGTCCTGTGGGCATTCTGCGCCTCGCGCAATTCGTTGCCACGATGTCCAAGTCATGCGCCAAGAGTCTCTCGATCATGTCTTGCGGGAAGGTCATGTCTGAGTCCACAAACAAGATATGGGTACAACCTTCAGCCATTGCGTCTAGGCACAGATCAGCACGCTGGGTCTGGATAAGTGTTCCTTGCATAATCTTCAAGGACACGGCATCAGTCGTGTTAATCGTGTGGTGCGCCACCATGTTCACCATACAGAAGGTGAAATTAGCGTGAACCATGTCACGCGCTGGGGTGCATACCGCAATGTAGTTTGGAGTCATAGTTTTCCTGCTCTTGTTCTGAAATATTTGTTTTCTGGGTCATTAAGCCAACGCTTCATGTAGGCTTCGTCTTCTAGCTTGCCTTCAGCCTTGAGCTGGAAGTAGATAGATATCGGGATGCTGGCGACTCTGCTCCACTCGCCCCACCGAGCACGCTCATCAACCTGTGCGTACTCTTGCTTATTCTCTTCAATGATCGCAGTCACATCTTGCTGTGTCTGTATCGTTGCCTGATTCGTTTCATCATCGTAATGAAATGTTCGCGTGATCCCCTGATCAGCGTCTGTACTAAATAGTCTTTTTTCAATCATGTAGAAAAAAAGGGTCTGAGTTTCCCCAAACCCTTCGTTAGTTCAATTAAGAAGTGATCAAGTCAGCAGCAATGCCGTGGGCATTCTCTGCCAATACTTTGTGACCCCACTCAACGATCAACATACGCTTCTCAGCGTCACCAGTCTTTGCCAACTCAATTTGTTGGTAAGGACGCAACATAACCATCTTTGCGTAATCTGGATCGATGATGAAAGCATCACGCTCACGCTGGAAGCGGTTAGGCACGACTTGCACTTGACCGAAGTCAGATACATAGATGTCGGCAGCACCGATGATCGTTGCAGGACGGTCACCACCATTGAGGTTGTAACGGGCTGAAGCGATACCAGAGAAGCCAGACACGCGCTGCTTGTTGACTGGACCAGTCATCAAGATTTTTGGTGTACCGCCAGAAGTCCAAACTTGTTGAATAACATTCTTCAAGATGGTTTCTGTGAAAGTACGCACATTGCCGTCACTACGAGCGCCAGTAGGCACAGTTGTATACGATGGGTTAGCACCGTTAGTCTGCATATCCACATTGGTCTTGATGAAGGCTTGCAATGAAGCAGTACCGCGAGCTGTTGTGGTGTTACCAGCAGCAGCGACAGCACCGTTCAACATTGAGAACTCTTGATCACGCTTCAACTCAGCGCTACGCTTGGCAATTTGGTATGCCAACTCAGAGCGACGACCAGCCTTGTTGACGGTCTCTTCAGTTGCAGACAAGACGATAGTCTTACGGCTGATCTGTGCATAGTTTTGCAAACGCACTGTAGCAGTTACGCTATCGAAAGAAGTCACATCGTCACCTTCGAGCTGCTTGTTAGCTGCTGCGGATGCCAATGTGTCGGTTTGCCACTCAAACAATGAATTGCTGATTGACTCGCGTCCGACATTACTCATGTAAGGAGTCTCTTCGGGAGCGATGTTAGTGATGATGTTGGATAAGTCCTCGCGGATACCCTTCGCATCAAATGTGGTGAATGTGTTGGTTACGATTGCCATTTGAGTGTCCTATTTCAAAAGAAGTTCTATTGCGGAGGCAGCGTCATTGACGCGACCTGACTTTGCAAGACGCTGTTTTGCGCGTGTACTTTCAGTTGTTGTAGAGACGCGACCTGCTGCACTAGGCTTGGCAGTGCGAGGACCGTTGTTGACTACTGGCTTGATCTGCCCACGCTTGGACATCATCTGGTCATAGAGCGCTGCTTTACGCAACGCAATGACAGCTCTGTGGTCATACACATTCTTGAGTTCATCATCGCTAAATCCGATCTTTTTACCGAATTCGACGAGTAGAGCTTTTTCAGCCTGTGCCTTCTTGGAATCTTTCCACTCAGGTACGGCTTGGATCAGGGCTTCTTGCTGTGTTGCAAGGTGAGCTTGCATTTCCTGTGCTCTTTGTTGCGCTGTAAGCTGAGAAAGTCGCTGCTGCTCAGACTGAATAGCTGCGAGTTTGTCTTGCTTTTGGCGCATCACTTCTGACTGTCTCACCCACTCAATGGGGTCTTCGTTATAAAGACGATCCATATCGATAGGCGCTTCAGTTGACTCAAGTTGCTGCTTCAACGCTCCCAATAACTGGGCGTACTGTTCACGCTCGGCACGAATCGCACTAGCCTCTGCTTCGACAGCCTTACGGGTCTCAGCGATCTGTTGCGTCTTTCGTGTGTAGTCCTGAGTACGCGAATATCCTTTTTGAAGTTCGTCTAGCGTTACCTCGACCTCTTTACCGTCAACTTTGACGGTGTAGACCTCGGCTGGCTGTTCTTCTTCTTCGGTTTCTTCACTTTCTTCAGACTGTTCCTCTGTCGTTTCTTCATTGGATTCGTCGTCTTGCACATCCAACTCTTCATCGACAGAGACCGCGACCTCTGAATTATCTTCTTCAGTCAAACGCGCCTTGTCAGTTTTCTGCTGTTCTCCATCAATAGGCAACATCATCTGATCAAGAGCACTGGCTGCATCAGCCACAGACATAGGGGTTTGGTTTTCCATATCCTTAGTCCTTTACACCAACGACTTTTGTTCACGCTCAATCTGGCGCTGTGCGACTTTTCCGTTATCCATGATCTTGCTGATCTCGGTTCGGAAGTTATCAATCGCACGCAACATATGCCAAGCGTGTTCTCTTTTCACGGTGTCCTCTGGCTTCGTATCTTTCCAAAACCAGACGGCATCGTTCTCCATCTTCAATAAAGCATTTGAGAAAGCCTCGTCAGCTATTAGCGACTCAGCCTTCTTGCCTTTGCGTACATCTTCTTCTTGTTTGCTCACTTAGACCATTCCTTGTGGGTTGATGGGTTGCATTGGTGCTTGCTGTGGCTGCGCCATAGCTTGTTGTACCAATGCACTTTGTTCTTTTACAACCTCTCGGTTGACATTCTGCTCTGCCACGATCTGGGCAGTGCTGATCTGTGTGTTGTACTTTAACTCAAGTTCGTACTGACGAAGTAGTCTATCTTGGTTAAGTTGATCGCGTCTGAAGTCGTCATCTCTGATCATCTTCTGGCGCTGTAATTCAAGATCGGCTGCTTTTTTCTGTATATCAGCCTTGATTGACTCGGCTTGCACCTGTGCCAAAACTTCTTCTGGTGTTGGTTTTGACGGTGCTTGTGGTGCTTTCCAACCGTCTGGAATGTCCGCAAAGTAGCTCGATGCGTCCTTAAATCCTGATAGTTCGACGACCTTCTTCAAGGTGCGCACATACATCTGCGGGGACACCACGGGATTCTCAAGACCATACTGGTTAATGATGGATTCTTGCTTGGCAAGTATCTGCATCAGAGTCGCAATACGCTCATTGGTGTCGCCATTACCAAGACCGATGTTGATGTTGACATCCATCGTGTTGTCCCAAGCGCGTGGGTCAATCTGCACCCACTTGTTGCGCAATCGGATCATGCGTGGCTTGTCTTGATGTGTCGTGACCAAGAAAAGAATCGTCTTAAACAGCTCCTTCATGCCTTCAGCCATGAGACGCGCAGTCAGTTCAAGTCGTCCTTGGCTGGCGCTTACTGTGGCAGCCACGGCAGCCTTAGTTGAAGACTGCAACGCATCTGGGTTCAAACCCATAGATGCCTTGGACATTCCTGTACGACCTTCCTTGATCTCGTCCAAGTACGCAAGGACAGGGAAAGCAGCTTGTCCAACAAATGGTGTCACCAAAGGCTGCACCATATTTGGAGCACGCGCACGAATGATTGCGCCCGTCTCATTGTTCAAGGCATCGTCAATGTTGACCTGACCCTCAACGATGACGGTGCGCGGATGGATCGATTGCGCCAAGGAATCAAGCGTATTGCGCATGACTTCTGACTTGATCTCTTGCAAGTCTCGCGTAATGTCGAATATCGACATAGCCTCAAGTGGTGAGGTGTGGGGTTCTGGATCGCATGGGAATTCAATAAATGGGTTGTATGACGCTGGAAGATTACGCACCATCTTGTAGCCAGACCCCATAAAGCACATCTTGCGAAACTCAGGGATGCCGTCGCCATCGAAGTCAACCATCGCGTATGCCTCAATGTAGAGGACACGCATCATCATGGGGTTGTTGCTGTCCCCGTAATATTGATTATTTGCAAGTGGAGCGCGAGCCAAAGCCTCTTGGTTGTCAAAGAGGTCTGAAGTACCGATGTAGTCCATTACTTCGTCTTCGTCGTACCCCATGCCGATCAACTCAGCCACAGTCGCCATCTTGCGGTGAGCAATGAAGGCAGATGTTTTAAACGACATTGCTTGACGCGAAAGCAATAGCTCTTCTGGCGGTAAACACACAACATGAATACGCTTGTCGTGTAGTTTTCTCTTGATCTGGACATCATGGATCATCGCTTGTGGCGCTGGTTGTCCAGTCATCGGATCGATCTGCATCGAGCCTTGCATAGATTCGTCTGGATAACTCGCCACTATCTTGACATCTGTATCACCCTCTTGCATCACGATCTGCAATGTCTGGTCATCTAGCCCAGAATAATCCTCAATGCGGACAGA